TACGTTCACCTTCTTTTATAACAGCATTAACAAAAGCCTGACGTCTCTCAAATTCGGTTAAGGAGGTAACAGACTTACCCATAGCAGCAGCGTAAGCACGAGTTGCTGGTTCTATCTTAGTGTAAATACCTAGTTCGTCTAGCAATTCTGTTTCCATCTTAGCGCTGCCGCGAACTACGCGAGTATACGCGTCATTCAAATCTCTACCTAAAGCTCTGGATGCTTTAAGTGCAACACCACTTAGTCTTTCTATCTGTTGAGTATTAAAACCCGCACTAAGAGATAAGTTTATTTGAGCGGCGCTATCAGCTATAGTAAGTTGGTATTTGGTAATATCTCTAACACTATTTAAAAGTTGTGTTCCGCTAGCACCTACGCTAGATGCAAGTGTATTAAGACCTTCCAAGGTCTGTATTGTGCGAGCACTTTTAGCTAGCTTATCAAACGCCTGCTGTAGTGCAAAGGTAGTAGCTGCTGCACCTGCGTATGCAGCTACTAACCCGCCTAGTCCTTGAGATTGGGATGAAAAAGAACGACCCGCACTAGCCGATGATTGGCCTAGGCGGGTTTGAGCCTTATTAAGGTTATTTAGGTCTCTCGTAGTTGATCCCGCGCCTTGAGTTTGAAATACAAAGTTTAGGATTAGGTTCTTTACACTAGCCAATTATCGTCTGCCTTTAAATTTATTAGTACTTTCTCGCATCTTCTGCTGTTTGGAGTAAAAATCTCCATACTCTTTTTGAATCAGTAATATATACTCAAACACATCTTTAGGATTATCTACTTCGTATATACTAAAAATTACTTCTAGAGGACTAAAATCTTTACCTAACCAGGTGCCGCTCATACCCTCAATTCTGTCCGGTAACATGTTAAAGATAAATAAAGCATTTTGAGCATCAAATGGGAGGGCTCCTATATCTTTAGGGAGTTCCTCTTCTCTAGGCTCCCATCCCATCTGCTCACACATCATTAAGTATTGATCCAGAGTCATACCTCCGCCACTTAATTCAGAGCGAAGGTAGTCTGTTAGTTTTTTGTAGCTTCTTCTTTAGCTTCTTTCTCAAAAACTTCAAAATTATTTAGACTATCAGTTACAAACTGGTCAAATATAGTAGAGTTTTTTAGTAGAAGAAGAGCGTCATCTGGTGAATAAGGTACATCCTCTTTTGCGTCTGACCCTGAGGTGTCGATTGGTAGTAGGGTAGCTAGTCCGCGTACATTTAAACCACTCCAACCCTTGATAACCGCTTCAGAGTATAGCTCTAGGAATTTATCATTGTCCACTTCTTCTTCTCTTTGACGAGTGCGCTTATTAAACTTGTAGACTAGAGCCTGATTTCTTATTTTCATCATTCGGTCACGTCCAACATAGCATAGCTGTACTTTGAAACCGTCTATGTCTGGAAAATCGACTTCGGTAATTTTCTCTGTTACCATTAATTTTTTAATTAAACTCATTAGTTCCTCTCATTTCTGTTAAAAAGGGTAGCTACCATATCCAACTTGTTATTAGTGAGGGGATTTCTAATAACTCGTTGAGGTAGCTACCCAACTGCATGTTTAGTATAAAGCACCCCCTCAAGTGCTTTATAGTTTAGTATATATTACTGGTTTGAAGATACGAACAGTGATAGTTCAGATCCGGTACCTTTAGTTGCTGTAGGTTCTTGTGCTAAGAATTCTACGCTGATACCGATGATATCTTCTACTGCGTGTGTTGGGAAGTTAAACTGTGTTGCAGGCATCCAAACAGCTACATAAGGAGCAGTATTACCACCAATTCTTAGGTTGGCATTTGCTACTTGTGCGTGCTGAACTCTACTATCAGTTACTATATTCTTTAGGAACTGAGCAGTATCGTCGTCACCTGCACGTAGATATGCAGTAAAGTTTCCAGTTATAGTCTTAGCTCCTGTAAACTGACCGATAGGAGTGTTTAGAGTAGCTAGTTCTTCTGGTGTTAGGAATGTTAGAGCGTTAGAATAAGTAAATCCTAAACCTGTTACCGCGAGAGTATAAGTATCTTTTGCTCCGCCTGAAGGTGTATGCTCTAGAATAATAGAACTTAAGCGATTCTTTATGAATGCAGAGGTTGTTGTAGTTCCATTAACGTTGTAACGACCCCATGCATGGTATGCTCTAGCCTGAGTGTTAGCGTCTACAGAGCTGTTGGCAGTGGCTGTAAGTGCTGCAGAAATAACACCGCCGAATACAGTAACTGCTTCTGTTCTGGCTGCTGTAGGTAATTCTACCATAGTAGTACCAAAACCGCTCCAGCTTGTAGTAGCGATACCGTCAATAGCAGCGTCTACGCTCGCTTCATTGACCGAGGCGTTTTTAATCTGATACACAACGTTATCCATTTTTAGGTATAGTTGATATTCGTTAGCACTTGCATAGTTTGACTTGTGTGGTACTACGTTTGCGGCACCATTTCTTTCTGCCAATACAAATGTAGCATTATTTTGCCATGCAGAACGTAGCTGACTGCTACCGCCTGAACCAGTTGCCCATGCGGCGTTTGACATTAGGGACTGCCATAGGAACCAGTCAGCTAATGGTTGTGTATTACCACTGTTTCTATCCATACCTGCAACAGTGACGCCGTCGTTGTTAACAACGCCGGTAGGTCTTAGGTAAGTTTGGAAACTCCACTCTACTGGGTTAATAGCAGTGTTAAATCTCTGAGTTGAACGGTCTGGTGTTACACCAGATTCCATAGAAGTGATATCTTGTGTTGCTGATGACTGACTTGCTGCATAACCGGCTAGTACCTCTACTTTCCAAGTATTGCGTGGTGTCATGTCTGCAGCCGTACCGCTGGCTGATAGGTCAACGGTTGACATAAAAACTTCAGTATTTCTTTGAAGGTTTAATGCTTGTGGCATTTTAGCGCTCTCCTTTAATTATTAAATATCTCGAAACGCATGTTTAGAAATATCTCGGCCATACCATACGGTTCTAATAGCCCTGAATCTGTTAATATCTCTTTAACTGATATATCTTGAACTTGTAACTCTACATCAAGAGACATATTATATATTACGTGTTCTATGTCTTTGATTAGGTTGCTTAATTGTTGTTGGGGCTCTTCGCCATATACATAGCACCTTATTGTTAAAGATACGACGCTTTCTGTCAGCCCTTTTGATTGATAAACTCTTTGTTCTAATCCAGAAGTTAGGTATAGACTTGGAAAATCATTTATTTCATCAATGTATCTAAGACCTCTATAAGCATTATTATGTATATCTGTATAGAACTCGTATGAAGGGTCATATGGTGAAGTTCTACCATCTATCTTTTGTAGATTTTTTGTTACAGCATTTACTATAAGCCTACGATTAGACATCTCTTTATTTCTTCCTTAAGTATAACACGCACTTTTTTAAATGGCAAATAATATTTTTTCAAATTATAGGCTGGTCATTTCTACGCAGTATAAACTCTTGACCAAGTCTTTCCTTTGCTATATCTCTAATAGACCTGCCAACTAAATCGTCTATCTGGTATCCGTATTTTTCTAAGCTATCATAGTATGGTAAGTAGAAATAGTCTATCATTTGAGTATTCATATTTGCTACTGCCTGTATGCTACCTCTAAAAGTACCAGATCTCTCGTATATATTGGGAGGAGTAGGATTACCCTGACCTCTTCTCATTTTAAGTTTAGTCCTACCTCTAACAAGTTTTGTTATATCAATAATAGATAGTTCTGTTTGTCTTCTAGAAGTTTTTGGATACTTTATCTTTATAGAAGATTTTACTACGCTTCCTTCCGCATGAATCTCACTGATCTTTATTCTATTCCGTTTAAGTATTGATTCTGCTTGACCTATTGCAGTAATATAGTCTTCTGACAAGGTATCTGCTTTATTCTTTATGTTGGATTCCATAAAACTCTCTACAGAATCCAATAACCCATCAGTATTTAGCTCATTAAATATATTTTCTGAGGCTTCTCTAAAAGCATCATTAAGTACTGACTGAGGTATTTTTAAGTTTACTAGTATTGTACCATCATTAGAAAAAGATAAATCAACGTAAGACCCAGCACTGGAAAATAGCTCTTTAGATTTAAAAGATAAGTGACCTATGAGAACAGTACTGTTATTTATAGCTACAGGTATAAATACTGACTTAGCTTTTAAAAATAGATTAAGTCTTATAGCCTTTACTAGTGGTTTTGTTATAGGGTTGGCTGCGCTAGGGTTTTCAAGGTGGGCCTTTAATAGGTCTAGATTATTACTATATGCATCGTAAAAAGCAGTAACAGTATCATTATCAAAGGATTTAGTTATGTTGCTAGAACCTCTAAATCCTACTGTAAGTTCTTTGGTATCGCCAGCTTTTATGCCTACGCCTTTAGTAGTTATAGATATTTGAGAGTTAAATCCAATAATACCTTTTCTGTTCTTTTGTAGATTCTTTCCTGATCTTAGTCTTTCTATTACTGAAGTACTAAACTCTGGTACTATCGCTTTTATTTCAGATACTAAAGATATGCCTCTTGGGTTAGGACTAACTAAGTCTGGGGAAGCCCCATACCCTGATATTGTAGGTACCAGAGACATACCCAGATTTTTAGCTGTATATTTTTCTACACTAGACGCTATCATACTCGCAGCAGACGAAGTATACTCTTCTATAGGATTACTAGATACACCGGTAGCTCGTCTATTTTTTAAACTACCAGAAAGAGAAGATAACAAGTTAAAGCGTCTAACTGATCTACTAAACTCTACGCTCTTTACTAGTTTGTAGTCAAATTCCATTAATTTACCAACCTGTATAGATTTAATACTCTACGTACTTGAGGCGGAAAATCATCTACGCTCAGCTTATAGTTTTGTGAGCTCTCGCCTTGGAATGACACACGATCAGAACCACTACGACCTTTGTAAATAACTTTTACCATTTCTAGAACAGCAAGTTTTAAGTCGTCTGGAACTTCTGTAAAGCCACCATTGTATATTACGCGAACACCGTTAGGGTAGTTTCTAAACTTTAGAGGTCTGAAGAATCCGAGTTCTGGGGTTCCACCACCATCACCAGTATCAAATGTTATCTCCCCGGTAACTTTATAGAAAGCATACTGGTTTACTGTTCTCGACAAATCGCTAAAAGATGTGGTATCGTTAGATCCGTCAAATCTCATTAGTAGCTTAGTCATAGAATCGGCTGCAGGCGGGAAGTTATAAGTTGTGTAAGAAGCGGTATACTTAGCGTCGTGAGTTATTCTTACGTTATCTATATAACCTGTAACAGTTTTTCCTATATCAACGCCACTGCCGTAGTTAGGTATGCTTACGCTATTGCTTCCAGTAGTTAATATAGAACCTTCTCTGGCTAGATAAAAAGCGTTGTCCTGTCTAGATACGGCTAAATGGTAGAATTGATTTGCAACAAAACCGGTATTAGCACCTTGTACTACGTTGCAGGTTTCTACGCTATTGGAAACTACTCGAAAATAAAGACCATTAGAAGCAAAATTTACTCCAAAGTCCCAATAGTGTGTAGCATTTCCGCTGCGCACCAATGATTGATTTCCAGAAATTGAGTCGAAACGTGCGTACAGTTCTGCGGTAAAGTCGTCTACACCCAAGTCCCAGTCTTCATTTGAGCTAGCTGTTAAATAACTAGAGCCGTCCAGTCTTACACTGGACCTTCCGAATTTCTTTACACGAGTCTTCATCACAGGAGCGCCAGTCGTTGATATCGAGTGTGCCTGACCTTCTTTTATTATAGGCTGCCCTGTAGTATCTGGCCCTCCCAATAATAGATAGTCGTTACCGTCGAAATGCGCTACTTCACTTACATAGTTTATTGGTGGGTTGCATACGAATACGCTAGCTCTTCCGCCATCAAAATATTCTGTGTAGGTGTTAGAAAGAAACTCTCTACCACAGTAAGAAGTTACTAGGCTGCTTACTTGTATGGCTATATTACTAAGTCTGCCGTCTTCGTCAACGTTAGCTGGCTTTATGCTTAGGAAGTCCTTTATTTCCGACAGGCTTATTAACTGAGTCATCTAGTTTCTCCAATTTTTCTTTTACAGAATCAGCGGCTAGTTTAACTGGGGAAGAGTCTTTACTGCCGCCATGTAAAGTGCTCCAAGCTTGTAGTTCGGCTGCCTTTTCTGATAGTTGTTTATGCTTTTCGATGTCTTCTACAGAAAAATAATTGTATGCACCGTTAAAAGAATGTCCAGCACCTAGATACTCTCTAAACTCTTCCTCAAAAGTGCTATACTTAATTCTAGCTTCTTCAATTAGTTCAATTTTGGTTTGGAAATCCATAATATATACCTCGTTTATTCCATGTTTCTATTTCATAAGGGCCTTCTAACGGAGTTAGCTCGGGCCCTTGGTTGTATGATTCTTCTAAATCACATACCAGACCTGGTAGACCCTCTAGATAGAATTTAGTGTGTGGGTTAAATTTCTTATCGACCAGTTTAGATAGCTTAATCCAGAAGAAAGTACCGACGTAGCAAAACTTCTCATTAATTTTGTCTGGTAAGAAACCTTGTTTGGAAACTCTGCAAGTACCAAAAGTGCTGTAGCTATCATCTTCAAAAGGGAATAGGTGTTGATTTTCTAGTGCGTAATGGTACAGCACATCTGTCCATAAACTAGTTACCTTACCATCCTTACTTTGAGGATGGTATATGACACCTTTAGAGTGGCAGTAAAATAAAACACCATCGGAGGTTTTACTTATTAGTGCTGGTAACGCAGTATCAAAGAATCTAGAGGCTTCTCTAAACTCTTGGTCGTTTCCCACTACTATAACCTCATAGCCTAATTTTTTTAGAATACTAGATACAGAGTTGAATACATAAAGCTCTGTAGACACTTTTGTAATAGTGGCTATTTTTTCACCAGTAAATACATTATTGTACTTTACTAGTTTATCTACTATTTTAAAAACACTAGGATGATCTAAACAGTGTATATGGCAAATAATATGTTTTTTCATGGCTACCAAAAAATAAGGGGTGGGGCAGAGCCCCACCCCCATAAGAGTTAATCAAAAACTAACGATTACGCGCTAGCAGTTGTTACTAGACCTGCGTATGAGTAACGAGCACTTAGAGCGGCCTGAGAAACAGTTGTTAGAGCTTTGAAGTCGAAGCGAGTGCTTAGATACATAGCTGTAACTTGTTGCTGTGGTAGATATTCGCTTTCAATTTCCATTGCGCGACGTTCACCGATGATGAAGCCTGGTTTGTAGACCATTACACCTAGGTTAGAGTCAGCAGCGCCAGCAGTATCCATAAATTCAGAGATGAATATTGGAATACCGTAGATTGCGCCAACACTACCTGTTAGATAAGTAGCCTGAGCACCGAACTTATCAACAGTTTGGAAGTTGGTGTTAGTTACTAGGTTGTTGTAACCTTCTACGCTTGTGATGTAGGCTAGGTTTGAACCTAGAGCTAGACCGTACTTACCTAGTGTTAGGCGAGCAGCAGCGATTTGGTCTGGGCCAGCTTTTGTAGTTGTACCAGCAGTCTTAGTTACTAGGCCGTTTACGCCAGCAGCTAGTTCTACAACACCTTTGATAACAGAGGTATATGCACCAGCAGCAGTTAGAGCGTTAGAAGCGCTGAATGCGCTTAGTGAACCGTCACCACGTAGAAGAGCCTTGTCGATACCACGTGCTAGGCGGCGAGTAGCTGCTTGACGTAGGAAGTCGATTAGAGGAAGAATTGTATCTTCTTCTTCGTCTTTTGCGATGTGAGTTGCAACCATGAATTTCTTTGGCTGTAGTTCTACAGCACCGATTTGAGCCTGACGGCTTGTTGGTACAGTAGTCCAATCAGTTACGCCAGCGGCGAATGAGCCTGATGGGAACTGAGCTACGAAATCGCTTGCATCTTCATCCGCTACTGGAATACGGAATGACTTGGAGTTAACTTCAACGCGGTTAAACATTGGAGCAACTACTAGTTGCTGTTGCATTTCGTGGTATACGTTTGTGCTGAAAGCTTCATTTAGATTTGTGTCTGTTAGGACAGCTTTCATACGGTCGCCTAGACGTGTATTAAATACATGCTTGTTTAGGGCTTTTGATAGGAATATAGCGTTTGACTTATCACGGTCAGAGAACTGCTCGTATGAACGAGAGTTTTCAGCGTAATGCATCTTGCTTGTTTGCATAGAGCTTACTTGTTCGCGATAAGCTTTTAGCTGGCCTTTTAGCTCAGCTAGTTCTTCCATTACGCGTGGGTCGGCAGCGCGACCTGTTTCGTTAGCTACATATTCTGCAGCTTCAGCTCTTAGAACGGCTTCACCAGCCTTTTCTACTAGCTGTGCAACGCGTGGTTCTGCAACAGTAGCAACAGCAGCTTTGGTATCTACCTGGGCTGACGCAGCTTTTGTGCTGATTGTGATTGGATCACCTACGTTTTCAGTAGTCATTTTGTTCTTCTCCTCTAGAGTTTTTTGTATATTATGGCCATATACATTCAGCATAAGATCTCTATTGCTCTCCACTGGAAGGGTCTTTAGAGTCTCTACAACCATACAATTCTTATGTGCTAAATAGAAATGAGAGTCATTCCAATTAGTGTAGTTTAGTGTAACAAGATTAAGAGTGTCGTTTAATATTTTTTGTAAGCTCTTGTCATTCTTTACGGCTTCAGATGATTTTAGTTGAAGCAGTTCTATTTCTGATTTACCTATAGTAGATTTAAACTTAGATAGTATCTGAGTTTTCTCTTCGTCAAGGAATGTTTTTTCGTCGGTTACTAGTAGTTTTAAATCGTACTCACTACCAATATCCCATTTATTTACAATAGTTATATCTAAAGCGCTAATCTCTAGTGTATCGCCTGTGGCAGCACCGACCGCATCACACTTTTCAAATACGAAACGTGGGTCTTCTGCGGTAGCTATTTTAGAAGTTTTATATCTTGCACCGTCAATAACTACGAATGTTTTTTCTGTTATCTTACTTGTATCTTCGCTTAGTAGGTTTATAAAAGGAATTTGCTTCATAGGGTCTTGTTCTATTGATGCGCTTTCCTCTTCATCCTCTTGTTCTAGCACTTTAGAAGCTTTTTCTTCTTCTACTGCGAACTGACCTTTAAACTCTTTGTAAGAATCATCATTTTCAAAACTTTTGCGAATTGAAAACAGTGAGTTCTGGTTTGCAGGTACACTAACTACAGATATTTCAAGTAGTTCTAGATCTTTAATAACAAAAGTATCACTTCTCTTATCGTAGTCAGCATCTTTGATTCTAAATCCTACGCTAAAGCTTTTTAATACTCCGTCTTTTATTAGTGTCTTTACGGCGTGTTGCTTTTCAGCTGCATCGCTAACACTTGCTTCTACAAAAATACCTTTTTTATCTACAGTGATATTATTTACTCTACCAATTGGCTTTCCGTGGTCATGCTGGTATAGAAGAATTGGGTTTCTTCTGAAGTTTTCTACACCTTTAGTCCAAGCATCTGGCAGAACGATATCACCTGTTCTATCTTTGTCAGCAGTATTAGCATAGCCAGCAATTTTTAACGCTTTATTATCAGAGATACCTTTTACTGAAAAATCAGTAGTATCTATATAAAATGTTTTTTGCATTGTATGCTCCTTAAGTTTCTTGAGCTGCATCAGCAGGAATGTCTTCTACAGCATCGTTTGGCGGCCTACCACCAATAGAAGGATTAGTAGCACTACCAGTTATATTTTGAGGCATTCTAATCGTATTAGTGTCGTCAGTGTTTAGTACTGCAAACCCTAATCGTTCTCTAGCCTCATCTGCAGTGATTATGCCAGAATTTACTAGACTAACATAATATTGACTCTGTGTTCTTAAATCTGGCTGTAAAGCTGTTATAACACTCTTATCTGGTCGTATTAAACTAGAATTAAAGAACTGAGTAAATGCACTTGCGAACATTGATACTATTGGAAGTATTGTGTGCTCGTAAAATAAAACTTGGTTTGCAGCTATGTTTGCGTTATTGCCGCTTTTCATAAGAACGTATGGAACACCCAAAGCTTTTGCCATATCTTGTTCTAAACGCTCTATACTAGCTTCAAAGTCTAGGCTTTGGAAGTTTATATCACTAAATTTATCAATCTTAAGCCCGCCATCTAAAATTGCAGGGCTACGAGCACCATCAAATATAGTAGCGTAGCTAGAACGCCAAGATTGAAGAAGTCTATCTTTAACTTTTGTATTTAGCACCGAGTCAGTAGTGAGTACAACTCCAGGCACCGCATTATTTTTAAAGAATTGCTTCTGAAATTTTAAAAGAGCGTTATAAATATTTATTATATTATCTAAGCTTTTTATAGGGCTTTTGCCTCTAAAAATACTTTCGTCATTATCCATCTTTATATGGATTATCTCATCCGCACTAAATTCAATGGTACTTTGATTTTTACTATCTCTAGAGCCAGTAGCGTAACTAGAGTAGTTTGAAGTCACTAAGAACAAGTATCCTTTTACAAAGGTTTTTGGGTCTGTTATAATCTGCATATCGTTAGCAGGAAGTACATACAGGTTTGTCCCATCATAGTAAAAGAAAGCGTTACCGTCTAGTATTAAATCAAAGTATGCTCGTCTAAATAGTTTTATCCTATCTTCAAAAGGATTTGGTCTATCATTCAGCAGTTTGTTTAGTTTTTTTACTGGGCCGCCGTTGGTAATGTCAAAAGGAACTTCTACACAAGCACTAACTATCATTTCTACAGCGCGGTGTATTACTTCTATCTGGTCATAAGCGGCTTTAAAGTCTACGTTAGACTGAGGACTAGCAAAAGGCTGACGAGTGTGAATCTGTGGTTGTGCAGGATTAAGCTTTTCTACTAACCAATTTATTGGTCCTCTTGCCATTGTTGCTTATCTCCGTACTTATCTCGTTGTTTATAAATCCAGTCTCTTACACGTTCGCCCATATAATTAGAATAGGATTTGCCGTATATTTGATGAAGCTTAAGATGGTGAGACTTACATAGCGAGTAGAGATTATCGTTGGACAACTTATCACTATTATCTTGTTCAAACTGCGCTCTGTTAGTTAGAACATCTTCGTCACAGGATATAGTAATTCTATTCTCTCGTAACCAGTTGTTCCAAAGTTCGCTTACGCTGTATATGTGATGCAGCTCTATATCTTGCTCTGCGCCACAAATAAAACAAGGCTCTCTATCTTTATAGTTTTTCTTTATTCCGTCTCGTACCCACTTTACAGGCAGTCTAGTAAGTTTTTTATCGGATTCCTTCATTTCTTGTTCCATTATAAGTCTAAAAAATCACAAAGTCAAAAATTAAAATGTAAAAAATATAAGTTGTTTATCCGCTATAGATATCTACTGCACTAGACTTAGTGTAAGTATATATAGCGTAACGGATTGCGTCGCAAGCGTGGCTTGACCAGTCGTGTACAGGTTTTACCTTTTCAGTTCTAGAGTTCCAGCGATAAGCAGTCATACTCTTATGACAGTGATAAGCATTGTTTATATCAAACATAATTTTATCCTGAGTAACTAAGCTCTGTAAGTGAGCTATGCCGTCTGTAACGCTTTTAATAGCATTGTCACAATATATATCATACTCGTATGCAAGGTCTGCCTTTGTCTGTTGAGCAGCACTATCAATATATATCTGCTCTACCCCCCAGTGATCTATTAACTCCCTAATTCGTTCAGCGTGAACGCTAGTAGCAGCTTCGCTTGCAATATATTCATCTACAACAAAGAAATTTATATCGTCTGTAGCAATAACTACAAAAGCAGTATCATCACGGAAACCCATATCAAGTCCAGCTATAAAGGTAAAACGTCCGTCGCCCGGAGCAATTCGATAAGGTGCTTCCTCACTAGTTAAGTCTACTAGGTGTTTGTCATCATCTATCTTATAAATCTGACCTTCGAAGCTTGCCCACTCACAGTAGTATTCCTGTCTAAAAATAGTTTCAGGAAGAGAGCGTTTAGCCTCTTCAATGTCGGCTTTTTGTAGACGAGGGTTAGCGTGCCAAGGATACAGTCCACTACCCCAGTCCTCAAATTCCGTGCTTTGTCCGCGTTGATAATACTCGTATAAGTAGTTTTCTTTACCGCGAGGAGTGCTAATAAAGAGTGCCCGAGAATCGGGGAAGGTGGAAAGAGCAGGACGCAGGTCTCGTGTAAAATACTCATCGTCGCTGATAAGTGCAGCTTCGTCTACTATTAAGAAATTAGCGGCACGACCAACCAGAGAACTTCTGTTTTCCGCAGATAAAAGCCTGAAGGTGCTGTCGTTAATAAGTTGAACTACGTGGTCTTTTTGATTGTACTTTTTGGTCTCAATACCAAAGCTCTCAATAAGTTGAGCTGTATAATCCCAGATGATCGAGCTGAGGTTGAAGTTAGGTGCTACTACCAGCACTTGTTGGTTAGGCTCTAGCAGCTTAGCCAAAGCTAGAACAGCAGCAGCACTAGACTTGCCAGTACGGCGAGCACTGATATGCACCCAAAAACGCTTATCTGATAGCCCATCAATCATTGCCTGCTGACTAGGATTGAAGTCTTTAAACCCATACTTATCTGGAAGTTTTGAAGCTAGTTTGTTTATTGGTACTTTAAAATAATCTTGCATTTTTACCTATACTTATGTTGTTTCGAAGTTAGAAGTGGCATACCAGGTATTACCGCTATCTACGCTTAACAGCGAGTAAACTGAGTTTGCGTTATTAGTAGGGGGTATCGGTAATATGCCGTTAGACCATTTTACACTAAACGGCCATTTTATATAATAAGAGTTATTTGCTGTAACCTTTAACTGTAAAAAACTCATACTAGGAACATTAGCCATATTTACCGTAGTATCACCAGTAAGAGTAATGCTATACGAAGAATAAGAGTTACATTCTAGAGTCACATTGCTTCCAGATAATTCATAGTATGATCTGTAGGCTGGTCCGTTAAACTTTATTGAACTAGAGTCTAGTAGCGCACTGTTAGAAGATCTGAGATATCCTTTTGATGTAGCTATTTGAGCCGTAGAATTACTGTTAGTGATATAACCACTAGAGAATATTATAGATTTAGAATTAGCTAGTATTAGGTTAGCACTAATTGTTGAGTCTAACGAGTTAAGTACGAATTTAGAAGCTAAAATTCCAGATAGTGATAGTGCATTATTGGCGTTAGTTCTAGGTGTATCAGGGTAGACACCTGCCTGAACCAAACTAGTTCTTGTATTATCAACCAAATATAGTCTATCACTATCTCTTATAGATACCAGCTCTCCCGCTTCTAAGTAATTGCTTATTAGGTAACTATTAGCGTCAGAAAATGTATTACAGGATACGGTTATAAGACTTGAACTATTAAAGGTATCTGTACTAGAGGAGTATGCTCTAATGCTAGCAGGATACTCTCTAGACCAAAATGTGCCGTCAACAAGCCCTTTAACTCCTTGTAAAGATACATCAGAGTTTGCAGGTTGTGAGCTACCGTGAAAATGTTGCAGCAGTGAGCCTAAGGATTCATTATGTTGTATTCTACCAGTATTTATAGTAGACACTGCTATAGGAGTTATGAATTTCATTATTACATCCTTATCTTGTATAGCATTCCAGATGCCAATCCAAAACCAATTATAGTATCACCCATTGGAGTATAGTATACATAGTCTACAGGAAAAGTAATACCTAGAGCTATTCCATTTACAGTAGTATAGGTAGAAAAATCCCACGGAGCTACAAGAGTTCTATATGTATCAAAACCTTTAGAACCTAGCCCTGCATCTCTTAACGTCATAACATATCTACCACATGGAGATACGTCTATGTCTGTATAAGTAAAGCCAGTATTGGACAACAGCGTCAAGGTACTTATATCGTAAGCAGTCGAAAGTGTATACGTGTAAACAGCTCCGCCAGTATCTGCCAACATAAAATACCTACCATTTGGACTCATAATTATCTTTTTTACCGTTCTACCTCCGAAAAGAGAAAAACTTTGTGTTGTACTACTACCAAAAGTAGAAATATCCCATGGTTTACTCATTCTACATATGTTTACGCTTGCAGAACCAGTATTGTATGTAAAAGCATACTCTCCGTTTGGTGAAAAGTATAAACCTATAGCACCGCTACCGAGCTTAAATTGTGTATTAGCTCTTTTTACATATCTTATAGTAGAAAAATCCCAGGCAGTATCAAGAGCGTATTCGTAAGTAAACACAGTACCCTGAAAGAATAATTTCTTACCGCTATTGGATATAAACATTCCTAGTATACTAGAGTTACCTAATTCAGATTCTACTGGGTATGATAGCGTATAACTAGATATGTAAGCGGCACTAGCTACGTTACTCGCCTCTGACATCACATGTTTTCTAAAAGTGGGCACTTCAGCAGCATTAGATTTACTAGTGCTAAATAAGAAACTATTATTAGACGAGACGGCCAACCCGGTAGTAGTCCTGTCTCCTGTAAATGTGTAAGAAGATTTAAAGCTAAGCGAGTTGGCTTTAGCGTTTACGAGGTTATAGCCAAATGCAGTATTATTGGAGTCTATTGCATAGAACACGTTATCCCCAATCATAGTAAATGAATTCATTCCGCCTACTTGCCCGTTATTTGGCAGTACGTAGGTATTACTTAATACGGCACTCTGTAAATTCCAACTATCAGCCATATCGTATTGCTTTATGTAATTAGAAGAGCCGTAAGCACCTACCAGAATAGTGTTACCTGTAGTACTAATAGCTATGCTAGTAGGAAGATCGCTACCAAGTCTAGGAAACAAGGTTCCCGGAGCCGTATTGCTTAGTGTATAAGAGGCCACATTCCAAGACTGGCTTAATGTCTCCCTGTGGATTATTGACGCGTTTCCTCTATTAGTAACGTCATAGTTTGCATATATTACATTATTGCCATAGTCTGTAAAAGTTAAAGACCTACTATTAACTTTAGCCTGCATAACTGCGTTACTATCATATGTAACACCAGACGCAAGAGACCATGAGTTGGCTAGGTTAAACGTGTGAATCAGATTTCCGCCGTTTAAATACATCTTTGTACCGTCGTCTGAAAATTCCAGCCCAAGAGCAGTACTTACTACGTTTGCATCTACTATAAAAGAGTCTGCTGCAACAGAGGAGAAAGGAAACCACGGAGTGGGCATTGTTCTTCTGTAAACCCTACTAACATTATTAGCTGTTTTAATATAGTAGAATAGATTAGTGCCAGTAGGGCTAACGTAATGACTAGTCTCAAGTATATTAGCATTTGCCATAGGTATATCAAAAGTCGATTGAGTAGATAGCGTACCTATAGACCAAGGAGTAGGCAGTATATATTTAGTAAGATATGTAAGAGAACTTCCTATAGAGAACGATACATATAAATTACCGCCATCTCTACCTATACTCATATCTTTTATAACCCAGCTAGAGACCTGTGTTACAGATGCCACGTTTGTTGCAGCATATAGATCTGAGTTAGCTGCTAATGAGTACTGTACTAATTTATAATCAGAAGATATAGCGTATATATTATTACCTGAAGGAGATGAATAAACTGCAGCCACATTAGGCGTATTAACTCGTAACCATGAGTTTGCACGGTTATATATTGAGTTAGTACATGCAGTAGCTACGTTATATGACGCTCCTAGGTTCGTCATAGACACTATACCAGTATAGTCATCCATCACGTACATCAGGTTGCCGTTAGACGAAAAGTCAAACGATCCTACTCTAGATATGTGTTGTACGTTTGATAGAAAGGTGCTACGAGCAAGAGACACATTTATAGAACCGGCAGAGTTGCCGTACATCGGTGCTTGAATTATCCCATTAGATGTAGTAGCTCCTACAAGACTAGATCCGTTAGGTGGGACATACAGCTCTCTAACATTAGTATAAAGTACAGAGTATGATACATCGCCGTTTGCAGTTGCAATATTAGATAGTGGGGTTTGTCTTGCATTAGCACTTCTTCTATAAGCATTATCAACTGGGGCGTAAAAAGATATTGTAGACTGGGACATTATGCAAAATTCTCCCCTACCACACTGCCAAACCAAGTAGTTCCACCATCTATAGTGTATAAATTAAACAGATCTATTTCTGAGAGCGTGGGTCTTACTGGAGATCTTCCATAAGACCACTTAACTGAGGCAGGCCAAGAAACAGAGTACAACGTAGTTGAGTTGGCGGCTAATAATACTGTAGCTGAGTATGAACAGTTAGTAGGAACATTAGAAAATGATATAGAAGTGTTGTTTACTAAAGTTAGATAAAATATATTACCTGTTGAGCAGTCTATAATAGAGTTAGCATTACTTATAGACGTTACTGTCTCTACAAAAGAGTTACTCTTAACACCACCGTTTATAGTCATGAAAGGTTGAGCTGTTGTGTTACTAAAGTTAACAGAGCCTGATGCAGTAGATATCGTTAGAGACGTAGCATTACTATATATATTAGCCGATCCTACTATTACTGAGTATCCCGATGCTACACTTAAATTACTATTCAGAGTAGAATCTATATCAACCCTAACGTAGCTAGAGGATGAATATCCGCCTAAAAAGTTAGCGCTATTAGCTGTTTCCACAAACCCATCAGATCCCAAGTTTATAAGCTGGTTTCCAATGTTATTAACTAGATACAATCTATTTAAGTTAGCTACTCGTACTACTTCTCCTGACTGAAATATAGAATTTGCCAATGCACTAGTAGCCTCTGCGTAGGTATTTACAGAAGTTATGCCAATACCGTTTCTGGTAAAACCTGGGTATAGAGGGTGACTAGGGGCCGCAGGGTTATACACAAATAACCTAGAGGATATCGACGCATTACCTTGCTGCATCCATAACATACCATCTTTAAGACCAGAAACGTCTTCTAGAGTAACGTTTGGTCCAGATGGGGGAGCTTCTCCATAGAAATTTTGTAACAGAGCTTGAAGCGAGGTATTGGTATCTACTCTTCCTTGAGCTATAGTAGCTAAAGCCGTAGGGGTAACAAATACATT